ATAATGGATATCTAACACCATATGAAGCTCGGATGGCAGGATAAACAAGACAGTCCCAATAGACAAGGGATAACCATTCAGCATTTTTTGAACCATAAATGTTACAAAAATGCTTGACCATTACAGTCATGCCATTTGCAGCGAATACCTGCGCGGATGCCCTTGCCGGGATGATCACAAACAGCGTCGGCGACTGCCCGTTTACCATCTGGACGGATAAGCTGCTGGAGGCAAGTTTCTCTGTGGACGTGCCTTCCTCTTTCCGATCCCTTCTTGGTGGTACCTCCGGGTCCATTCTCGATGTGTATGGTCCCGGCGAGTACGAATGGGATAAGTTCACCGTGAAGTTTCACACCCATCGTGGCTCCAATCAGGATGTGATGATCCGGTACGGAAAGAACCTGACGGACGTGAAGAAGACAACGGACACCAGTAACCTCTGGACGGGTATTTTGCCATATTGGGCTGGAACCGATGAAGCAGAGCAGGCGGTGCTTGTAACGCTGCCGGAGAAGGTAATCTACTCGGATATGGCGGAGAGCTTCGTGTACCGGATGGTTGTGCCGGTGGATCTGTCCTCCGCATTTCAGGAACAGCCCACAGTGGAACAGCTCCGGTCCCGGGCACAGTCGTATGTGAATGCCAATGCTGCAGATGGCATCCCGGCTTCCATCGACGTGTCCTTCGTGGCCCTCTGGCAGACGGAGGAATATAAGAACTGGGCTCCGCTGCAGAAGCTGAAACTCTGCGATACCGTGACGGTCTATCACAAAGGGCTGGGCATCGAGAACAAGGCCAAGATCGTATCCGTCACCTACGACGTGATCCTGGAGCGCTATGAGAAAATGACCATCGGTGAGGTGAAGACAAACCTCGGTGATTCCATCCGGCAGATCTCGGAGGAGATCAAAAAGGATGTGCCGACCAGTGCATCGGTGTCGCAGGCGATCAGCCTTGCCACCAACATCCTCTCTGGAAGTACCGGTGGAAACATCGTAATCAACACAAATGAGAGAGGCCAGCCGATTGAAATCCTCTCGATGAACACAGCGGATATCAAGACCGCTACGAAAATACTGAAGATCGATAAAAACGGCATCTCTGTATCAAAAACCGGGTACAGCGGTGCTTTTACTGTTTTGCTGGATATCGATGGGAAGCTGGATGCGGCTGCATTAAAGGGCATCATCGATGCAGCCCTCGTGAAATCCGGGATTCTTTCCGACAAGCAGAGCAACGTGACCTGGAACATGGCCACCGGCGCTTTTACCGGAAAGAATGTGACCATCACGAAGCTGACAGCCACAGAAATCGCGGCCACTTCTGTGAGCGGCGATACCGTGAGCTCCGGGGATGGCTATACCGGCAGCTACCATGTGGACGGTGCAACGATCAGCGTCCGAGCAGGAATCGTCACCGGTAAAACGGAGGATGAGGAACCGGCTGTCACCGGCTTTACCGGAACCTATCATGTGGATGGTGCCACGGTGACCGTTCAGGACGGCATCATCACAGCCGTGACTGCCGATCCGGAGCCGGAACCAGAGCCAGAAACACCGGGTGGTGAGGAAGGAGATAATTCATGATCACAACACAGATAGAACTGGATGTTTCTCCGGGCGGCATCGCTCCGGTGATTCATGTCAGCCAGTATGATACCGGGAGCAGGACGCTCCAGTTTAACCTGATCGCGACAGCGGGAGATCTGATTCTCCCCACAGGGACCAAGGCTGAGATCCGGGGTACCAAGCCGGATGGAAACGGCTTCTCTTATGACGCTCTGATCAACGGAAAAACTGTGACCGCTGATGTGACGGAGCAGATGACCGCAGCTGCCGGAAAAGCGGTGTGCGAGATTGTCCTTTATACAGGCATGCCTGCCAGAGAAGACGCAGAAGCCTCTTCTGATTTCACACAGCTTTGCACAGCAAACTTCATCCTCTATGTAGAGCGGGCGGCTCTCGATAAAGATACCGTTAAGTCTGGCTCAGAGATCAAACAGCTGATCACGGTGATCGACCGTACCGATGAACTTCTGGCTGCCGCTGAGACGATGGATGATGCAAAAGAATCCATCCGGCAGATGACGGAGAGCACCAGAAGTGAAATGAACCAGCTTGCCCAGAATATCGAGCAGAACGCGCAGGAACTGGCTGACCAGTCGGCAGCCTCCGCAAGAGCGGCGGCGCAGTCGGCACAGGCGGCAGACAGGACATTACAAACGGTCGAGGCCAAGGGACAGCAGATCTCTCAGATCGCCCTCAATTCCGATACGCTGGCAAGGACCGCTCTGGAAAAGGCCACGAACGCAGAAAACGAATCAGCAGAGACTTCCAATTCCGTGGATAACCTTAACCGGGCGATTGCTCGTCTGAATCTGCTGACGCAGGGAAAAGTGGATGATGCTTACGTCGAGGACGGCTTCCTTTACATGACCTCCGATGGCGATGTTGTCGTCGGTCCGCTGGGGCCGTTCTCCGGAACCGGCGGTGGCGGTGGCGGGACCTCCGGCAACAATGCCCACATCACCCTGACCAATAAATCCGGGTTCCTTTCCCGGACGATTGCACAGGGAGACTCCCTCCCTATCACCATTAACTGGACTTCGGAAGAAGACGATATCCCGACCGGCAACGGCACCATGAAAGTGACGGTTGGCGGTGTGGTGAAGGCCATGATCGATGTGAAGCAGGGCGATGTGACAGTGGATGTGGCTCCGTACCTGTCTGCCGGATCTTCTGTGGTGAAGATCAATGTGGCGGATATCTACGGAAACAACAGGACGCTGAATTTCTCCATCACGGTGGTTGTGCTGACACTGACCTCGGCCTTTGATGACTCCGCAGCCTATACCGGACCGATCAGCTTTCCGTATGTGCCCACCGGCAGCATTCAGAAGACCATGCATTTCCTTCTGGATGGAATCGAGATCGGAACTGCGGTCACGTCGGTTTCCGGCAGACAGCAGTCTTTCACGATCCCGCAGCAGCGGCATGGAGCACACAGTTTTTCCTGCTATTTCGAGGCGGAGATCAACGGCGCGACAGTTCGCTCCAATGTGCTCTACTATGAAATCATCTGTCTGGAGACCATGAATTTAAATCCGATCGTAACCTGCTCCTTCCATGAAACCAGCGTGAAGCAGTACACTACGATCCACATCGGCTTCTCCGTCTATAACCCGACCTCGATGAACGCGGAGGCTGTGATCAAGCGGAACGGCACGGTGATTTCCACGCAGACAGTCGGAAGGACCAAGCAGGACTTTGCCTGCCGGATGGATACGGTGGGCGATTTCACCTTTGAGATCAGTTCCGGAGAGGTCAGCAGGAGCTTTACGCTTACCGTGACGGAGTCCGACATTCAGGTTGAAGCGGAGACCGATGCGCTGGCGCTGTATCTTTCCAGTTCCGGCAGAAGCAATACCGAGGAGAACCGCTCCGAATGGAAATCCGGTACGATCGCGGCGCAGCTTTCCGGCTTCAACTATGAATCAGATGGCTGGCAGAAGGATGAAAAGGGCATCACGGTCCTGCGGGTGTCCGGTGATGCCAGGGTGCAGATCCCGTATCTGCTTTTTGGCGAGGATTACCGTACTTCCGGAAAGACGATCGAATTGGAGTTTGCTACCCGGACGGTCATGAACTATGACGCGGTGATCCTTTCCTGCCTTTCTGGTGGCAGGGGCCTGTTCCTTACAGCCCAGAAAGTGCAGATGAATTCTGAGCAGAGTGAGATCTCCATGCAGTTCAAAGAGAATGAGCATGTGCGGGTAACCTTTGTGGTTGAGAAGCGGACCGAGAACCGGCTGATTTACTGTTATATCAACGGCATCATGTCTGGGGCGATCCAGTACCCGGTGAACGATGACTTTGCCCAGACGGAGCCGGTCGGTATTTCCATTGGCAGCAACGAGTGCACGATCGATCTCTATAACATTCGGGTGTACGACAACGACCTGACGAGATCACAGGTGCTGGATAACTGGATCGCGGATACGCAGGACGTGGAGGATATGCTGGCCAGGTACCAGCGCAATCAGGTGTACGACGCCTATGGAAAGATCGTGAAAGAGCAGCTGCCGCATGACCTGCCGTACCTGATCCTCGAGTGTGATGAACTGCCGCAGTACAAGGGAGATAAGAAGACCGTGTCCGGTTCCTATACGGACCCGCTTCACGCGGAGAAATGCTTCTCCTTTACCGGCGCTCAGTTTGATGTTCAGGGTACTTCCTCTCAGTACTATGAGCGGAAAAACTATAAGGCAAAATTCAAGAATGGTTTTGTGATGAGCAGCGGCGCGACAGCAGACGACTTTAAGCTGCGGGATACCTCCATCCCGGTGGCGACCTTCTGTTACAAAGCAGACGTGGCCTCCTCTGAGGGTGCCAACAACGTGGAGCTGGTCAGGCTTTATGACATGGCCTGCCCGTACAAGACACCGAGCCAGCAGGAAGACCCGAGGGTTCGTCAGGGTATTGACGGTTTCCCGATTGTGATCTTCTGGCACGACACCGTGAAGGATGAAACCATCTTCATGGGCAAGTACAACTGGAACAACGACAAGTCCACCGAGGAGACCTTCGGTTTTCAGGAGGACGATGAGTCTTGGGAAGTCCGGAACAACACCGGTGACCGCGTTGTGTATAAATCCGCTGACTATAGCGGCGATGCATGGCTGAATGACTTTGAAGCCAGGTTCCCGGATACCGATCCGCCATACACCGATGCGACGCAGCTACGGGAATTTGCCGAGTGGGTCGTGGAGACGGATACGGAAAAAGCCACCGGCGCTCTGCTGGATGAGCCGGTGACCTATGACGATGCCGTTTATACACACGACACTTCGGAATACCGGCTGGCCAAGTTCAAAGCAGAAGCCGGAGACTACATGGAGCTGCAGTCGGCCATGTTCTATTACCTGTTTACGGAGCTCTTCCTCATGGTGGACTCCCGCGCCAAGAACATGTTCCCGTCATTCATGGGAGGTGAAGCGACAGTATGAGAAAGAAAATCGTATTCCTGCCGTATGATATGGATACGGCGATCGGGATCAACAATGAAGGCGCTCTCGTCTTCAGTTATAACTTGGAGGACATCGACCAGACCGCAGGTGGTGCGGATGTGTTCAATGGGCAGCAGTCAGTTCTTTGGAAGAACATGCGGGCTGCCTTTTTTGATGAGATGAAGGCCATGTACCAGACTCTCAGATCTACCGGCGCTCTTTCCTATGAGAAGGTCGAGCAGATGTTTGAAGAGCATCAGGGAAAGTGGCCGGAGGCGATCTTCAATGAGGATGCCTGATTTAAATACCTGGCTCCTCTGGTGGAGAAGGGCAACGCCTCCTACCTGTCCATGCTGCAGGGGTCCAAAGCAGAGCAGCGGAAGTGGTGGCTCTATAACCGCTTCCGCTATATCGACTCCAAGTATAATGCCGGTGACAGCTTGTCCGATGTCATCACCGTCCGTGGGTACGCCAAGGCAGATATCACGGTGGAGCCTTACGCTGACGTCTATGCGTCGATTAAGTACGGTTCCTATCTGGTGCAGGCACGCTCTGCCAGAAATACCCAGACCACGCTGCCGTGCCCGCTGGATAACGTGAACGACACAGAAATCTATATCTACAGTGCATCCCAGCTTGCCTCGGTCGGAGACCTTTCCGGCCTGATGGTTGGTTACGCGGATTTCTCCAAAGCCGTGAAACTGCAGAGCCTGAAGATCGGTGATGCCAGCGCATCTTATTCCAACGGGAATCTGACGGAACTGTATCTGGGCAACAACGAGCTGCTGCGGACCATCGATGTCAGGAACTGCCCGTTGCTGTCGCAGGCGGTAGATATCTCCGGATGCCGCAACATCGAGCACATTTATTTTGATGGCACGGCGATTACCGGTCTGGATCTGCCGAAGGGCGGTATCATCAAGACCCTGCATCTGCCGGGGACGCTGACCAACCTGTCCATCATCGGGCACTCCGGAATCACGGACTTTGTACTGCCCAGCGTGGAGAATCTTTCCACCTGCCGTTTGGAACATGTCGGTGATGAGATCAACACAAAAGCGCTCTTGTCGACACTTCCGTCCGGATGCCGTGTGCGTCTGATTGGCTTCGACTGGACAGTGGCCAATGAAACAGAGCTCACAACCCTGAAGGAAAAGCTCGATGCCATGCGTGGCCTGAATGAAAATGGCGGGAATGAGGATACAGCTCAGCTTTATGGGACGATCCACATCACCAACATCACCGGTGCAGTCCTGAAGTCAATCAAAGACAGTTATCCGGATATCACCATTGAATACACGAACCTGACCAGTAAGTGCTATTACTACAACTACGATGGCACGGTGCTTCTTTATACTGCCACAGCTACGAACGGCTCGAACGTTAACTACCGGGGCAGCACACCGACGAAACCGTCGACTATCTCCCAGAACTTTACCTTTTTCGGGTGGGCACGGGAGATCGATGGTGAGCGTGATCTGACTGCCCAAAGCCATATCGTGGAGGACAGATACCTCTACGCCGTGTTCGAGGCAAGCGTCCGTACTTATACCGTCAAGTACTATGTCGGCAGCAGGGTGATCCAGACCAAGAGCAACGTGCCCTATGGCAGCAGCGTTTATTACGATGGCGAAACCCCGACGAATACGGCAGAATCCGATCCGAGTGATTATCAGTTCACCGGTTGGGATGTGCTGGCGGAGAACATTCAGGGCAACGTCAACTGCTACGCGCAGTTCCGTTACATCGGTGCATTGTATAAGCATTTGATGGACGGCAACCTGAAGGGCGAGGTTTCGCATCCTTCTGTGACGGCTATTGCTGACTATGGCTTCGATAGTTTCCCGAATATCACGAAGGTCAGTTTCCCGGAGGTCTTGTCGGTTGGAACATATGCGTTTGAGGCATGCAGCAAACTTGAACAGGTCTCTCTTCCGAAAGTCACTTATATTGGCACAAGAGCTTTCAGTGGAATGAACAAGATGACCAGTTTGGAAATACCCTCTGTTATAACGATAGACGATTATGCTTTCGGTTCCTGCAGCAAGCTGACTACACTGAATATCCCCAACGCAGAGACAATCGGTCAAAATGCGTTTTATTACTGCAGCGGCTTGACCTCGGTCAATATGCAGCATGTGAAGACGATAAAAAGCAACGGCTTTCAGTATTGCACCGGCCTCACGGAGATAACGCTCCCTGACACTATCGAAGTTATAAATGGTGGAGCTTTCCGCAGCTGCACCGGACTTACAAAAATGGTCTTTCCGGCTGGTCTGAAGCGGCTTGACAGTTCTGTATTTACAAGCTGTACAGGGATGAGGAAGATCATCTTCCTGGGCAGACCGACAACGATGTATAACGATTCTCTGTCAGGAATGGCAAACCTGGAGGATGTTTATGTCCCGTGGCGGTATCATGAGGAAAGTCATGAACCCTGGGGCACTACCAACGCGACGATCCACTACATCGATGAGGGCTGGATGGATGATCTGGAATCTATTCTCGCGGACTGATGGAAGGAGGCACTTATGGCTGTAGTAGAAAAAACCATAGATATTTTGGGAGATGAGTTGCTATCTGCATTTATCATCTCCCGGCAGGTGCCGGAAGGGTATCCTGTCGATTTTTATGATGAGGTAGTGAAGACCATAAAAAACTATGCTCTTCGCGGGATGTCAGGTGTGCAAAGCTATAACTTCCCATTCGTAACAACAGTGGGAGGATGGGGGCTTGCAGGTTGTCCAGACCTTGTCAGTGTAACCTTGCCACAATGTACTACCTTCACCGGGAATGGAGGATTGAGGGAGTGTACAAAACTGGAGAACGTAGATCTTCCGCTTCTGAAAACAGTAAGTGAATATGCTTTTACAAACTGTCAAAAGCTGCGTTCTATCAACCTCCCAAGTTTGACATCCTGCTCCACGGGTTTGTTTTTCGGTTGCAATATATTAGAAACAGCGAACTTGCCAAAACTGCAGTCAATGGGCAATAACACCTTTTATTCTTGCCCGGCAATCCGGCAGATCGACCTTCCATCGGTGAAAACCATAGGCAGTGGTCAGATCAATGGCTGCCGCTCTTTGGAAGTCATCAATATTGGCCCGAGCATAACCAGCATCAATGCGACTGCCTTCCAGAACGCTCCGGAGGGACTGGTAATCAATCTGCCGGTTGCGGAAGGCGCTATCAGTGGCGCACCGTGGGGAGCAACGAGTGCAGTGATCAATTATGACACACCATATGCCGGGACGGTTCCAATCCCGGAGAGCTAAGGAGGCAGACATGATAAGGAAGATACTCTACCGGTACCAGCGGCCTGATGGCGGGTACACGGTTACACCGGTGAAGCCGGAGGGCAGCTACAATATCCGCTGGCGGCTCATAGCCGAGGAAGGCATGGCCATCACCAACGGAGAAACAACGGTGACGGTGATCGATGTGATCCATCGAAGTGACTGCGAGGCATGGACAGACTGCGAACTGCCCGATGAACTAAAACCCATAGAGATAGACGAAGGCATCCAGTGATGGGTGCCTTTTCTATATCCAAAAAGAAAGAGAGGTACTCATCATGAAAGAATTCTGGAACACCATTCAACTCATCTTTGCGGCAGTCGGCGGCTGGCTGGGCTGGTTCCTGGGCGGCTGCGACGGTCTGCTTTATGCGCTGGTCCTGTTCGTCGTGCTCGACTATATCACCGGGGTCATGTGTGCTGTGGTGGATAAGAAGCTCTCCAGCGAAGTCGGCTTTAAAGGGCTGTTCCGAAAAGTGCTCATTTTTTCACTTGTCGGAATCGGCCACGCTATCGACTCACAGGTCATCGGTTCCGGCAGCGTGCTCAGAACAGCGGTGATCTTTTTCTATCTGTCCAATGAGGGTGTGTCCCTGACGGAGAACGCAGCGCACCTGGGGCTGCCGATCCCGGAAAAGCTGAAGCTCGTACTGGAGCAGCTTCACGACCGTGCGGAGAAAGGCGGTGACGAGTAATGGCATATACGAACAGTCCAATGGTGGCCTATACCTACCTGAGCCCGAATCACTCAGGGCAGCGCACCCACAGCATTGACCGGATCACGCCTCACTGTGTCGTCGGCCAGTGCACAGCGGAGGGGCTGGGCGGCTGGTTTGCCAAGTCCTCCACGCAGGCGTCCAGTAACTACGGCATCGACAAGGATGGCCGCGTCGGTCTTTACGTTGAAGAGAAAAACCGCAGCTGGTGTTCCTCCAGCAACGCCAACGACCAGCGTGCCATCACGATCGAGTGCGCCTCCGATACCACGGAGCCCTATGCTTTCAGGGATGTTGTCTACCAGACGTTGATCAAGCTCTGTGTCGATATCTGCAAGCGCAACGGAAAGAACAAGCTCATCTGGTTTGGAGACAAGGATAAGACGCTGGCTTACACTCCGAAGGCCGGAGAGATGATCCTTACGGTCCATCGCTGGTTTGCCAACAAGTCCTGTCCGGGAAACTGGATGTATGCACGGATGGGAGATCTGGCAAACAAGGTGACGGCGCAGCTTGGCGGCAACGCAGAGCCGGAAACACCTACCAAGACGAGCGGTACGCAAGCCTCCTCCCTGTCCGGCCTGTCCGAGGCAGATGTGATCAAGAAGGTCGGTCCGCTCTGCACAGCGGATATGAAGAAGTCCGGCATTCTGGCATCCGTGACGCTGGCACAGTTTATTCTGGAGTCCGGCTATGGGAAGAGTGAACTGGCGCAGGCGGCAAACAACGTATTCGGGATGAAGAAGTCTCTGTCCGGGAATACCTGGTCTGGGTCTGCGTGGGACGGCATGTCTGTGTACACGAAGAAAACGCAGGAGGATGATGGAACCGGTAAGCTCTATACCATCACGGCGGACTTCCGGAAGTATCCCTGCATAGAGGATTCCATAGCGGATCACTCTGCTTATCTGCTTGGCGCGAAAAACGGCAGCAGGCTCCGGTACGAAGGACTGAAGGGCTGCACAGATTATAAGAAGGCGGTGCAGATCATCAAAGATGGCGGATACGCTACCAGCACCACCTACGTTTCCAAGCTCTGCAGCATCATTGAGCGGTGGAACCTGACACAGTACGATACAGCAGGATCGGCCCAGACGGATAATGTTGTATGGTATCGCGTTCGGAAAGCGTGGTCTGATGCAGCCTCCCAGAAGGGAGCGTTCAAGATTCTCGATAATGCGAAAGCCTGCGCGGATGACAATCCGGGCTACAGCGTATTCGATGGTGACGGGGTGAAGATTTACACTCCGAAAGCCTCTGCTCCGGAACAGGCAGTCCCGTTCCTCGTGCGTGTCGGCATCAGTGACCTGAACATCCGAAAGGGTCCAGGTACCAACTACAACCGGACGGGCCAGTACACCGGGAAAGGGGTATTTACGATCATGGAGGTTAAGCCCGGCCAGGGCTCTGACTCCGGCTGGGGCCGCCTCAAATCCGGCGCAGGCTGGATCTCGCTTGATTACACTTCACGCATCTGATGTTTCTTATGCCTGTCGGCTGTCCTTCGGGATGGTCGGCAGGCCCTTTTTTTATGGTCAGAAAGTTCTCCCGAGCATTATAAAAATCGGCTCTTTGCAGGCATGGGATGGCAGAGGGATAGACAAGTTCCCTCGGAAGGGAGAACGAGAATATGCAAGTAACGAAGATCACATCGCCTGCCGAGACAAAAGCGCCTGCCGCTCACCGGCTTACCGATAAGCAGTTATACGATGAAATCAATTATCACAGGGCTGAGAAGTTGACGAAGAAGATGCTGGAGAAGGGCCTCATCACTGCCGATGAATACGACAGAATTCTGGCTGAAACCCGCAAAATCTTTGTGCCATATCTGGCCGAAATACTGTGATAAATGAGTTGCTATGTGTCCAGTTCAGAGCGAATATCGGACTGCGAAAGGAGGCGAGTCAATGAAAAAGATAACCATAATTGAGCCAGCAGAGGCCCGGGCCATCACAGCAAAAACAAGAGTCGCTGCTTACTGCCGGGTCTCTACCGGGATGGATGATCAGCTGGTCAGCCTGGAAACGCAGAAGAGCCATTATGAGAACCTGATCGGCTCCAATCCTGAATGGGAATATGCCGGGCTCTATTACGACGAAGGCATCAGCGGTACCAGTAAAGAAAAGCGGCCTGCGCTCATGAGAATGGTTGCGGACTGTGAGGCTGGCAAGATCGACCGGATCATGACCAAGTCCCTGAGCAGGTTTGCCCGCAACACGACGGACTGCTTGGAACTGGTCCGGAAGCTCCTCGACCTGGGGATCACGATTTACTTTGAAAAGGAAAACCTCGATACCGGGTCCATGGAATCGGAGCTCCTGCTCTCGATCATGAGCAGCCTTGCGGAAAGCGAGTCCGTTTCCATTTCAGAGAATAGCAAATGGAGCGTCCGGCACCGGTATGAAAACGGGACCTTCAAGATCGGGTACGCACCATTCGGCTACAGCTCGCAGGATGGAGAGATGGTCATCAACGAGGATGAGGCCAAATGGGTGCGGTGGATCTTTGAACAGACCCTGAGCGGAAAAGCGAGCGCAGCGATTGCGCGGGAGCTCAATGAAAAGCAGGTGCCTTCCCGGAGAGGCGGCAAATGGACGCCAACCACGATCCGGGGCATCCTCACGAACGAGAAGTACACCGGTGACTGCCTTTTCCAGAAGACCTACTCAGATTTCCGGTTTAAGCGACACGTGAATCGCGGTGAGCGGGATCAGTTCTATATGGAAGATCATCACGAGGCCCTTGTCAGCCGGGAAGAGTTCGAAGCTGCCGGAGCGCTTCTGCAGCAGCGGGCACAGGAGAAGAACATCAAAAAGAATGATCCTCGCTACCAGAATCGGTACCCATTTACCGGCAAGCTCGTCTGCGGTGAATGCGGCAGCGGCTTTAAGCGGCACATCAATTCCACCGGCAGCATCCGGTACCCGGTTTGGGTCTGC